TTCGGTGTCGGTTATCGCTTCACCTTTTCTGGTGCTCATTTTGAAATCCTGAGACTCATCCATCCTTCAGTGCCTCCAATGCGGAGTACTCATTTGATATGAGCATAAAAGCATTGTGTTCTATGGTTCCTTCTTCGTGTGGATTTTCTCCAGAATAAACAGGAGCCATGTTCTCGCTTGCCATTAATTGACTCATCTCTCCGATTGACGCAGTCAAGAACCGTGCAGCGCGGTTCCTTGCCATTAAAGAGTCATATTTTCCAAGTTTCATAAAAGTTCTCGTATCTTCTTGTGTAGACCAACAAGCTTATCAGTCGTGTAAAAAGAGGCGAGAGTATACCTATCTCCACTTAGAACGGGTTTTACTTCATGCCTAAATTCAGAACCGCTTGGGAAGAATACTAGCTGATTCGCCTTTGGCTTAATAAGTAAGTCAAACTCCTCAAAGTACAGCTCTCCTCCCTCGTAGTTGTCGTTGAGATACAGGATGGACGAACACTCATTCAGAACTTCAGACATCTCGTTGTGTGGGTCGTAGTTCCTTAATGGCTCTGGATTGTTTCCGTAGTAACCCTCGGCGTCTGCATGCATCTTCAGGTACGAGCCTGGCTCATATTTCCTTAAGTATGGTTCATACAGAAAGCACAGTCTCTTGCCAACTGTTGCAGACACGAGAGATAACGCCCTGCTTGATACATCCGAACGCTCCTGGCAGTCTGGTCTTTCGGTATACCTCTGACCATTAATGTGTTCATGCCAAGTATTGTCCCAGTTAAGAAACGAATAGCAGTTGTCAAGTATTTTTTTCAACTCATCAGTGGTGGCAAAGTTTTCAACAACATGAATATTTGCTTTAAGCAATTCCTTGTAATCAAGCATGGACATGATTATTGCTCTGGTATTGCGAGTTTTGGCATCCCCGTAAATGTCGGCCCAATTTTATTACCATCAGCATCTAGACCAGTTTTAATACCCTTTGTCCAAGTCCAAGGATTTTCTTGATTGTTTTTCATCTTTAGGTCGCCATACTTTGCTCGACTGTCCATCAATTCTTTATTATCCCAAAGATTGTCAACCGTAAACTCAACATCACTCATGACATTGCTTTCAAATATTGAGAAAAACATAAATGGCATTCCAGCCTCAAACACCACAGGCTCGCCAACCTTGTTGATTTTCCAATTCATCTGAAACTCATCAGGCCACCAACTGCTTGGAATAATCGCAGAAAGAGCTTGTGCATCTTCCCTGATGTAGTTTGGGGAACCACTAATAAATGTTTCATACCCAGGTTCGGTGCCAAAAATCCAACCAGTAGAAAATGAAACCATTCCAATGATTCCTCCATAGGCGAGTTGTCTTCCGCCATAGGACTCGCCCTCAAGGATTGTGGGCACTGTATTTCCGCCGTCCCATTGAGCAACTACATCCTGTGGGAGAACCAGTTCCCATCCATACACATTTGCAAACGTCATTGGCAAGCATTGGTAGGCATGCTTCTTGTAGGTATCATCCATCCAGTCACGGTTTATTCGTGACTGTCTTATTTCTGGTGGATTATCGTATGTTCTCTTTAGATTAACCTTGACCATAGATAATCGCCAACTCCTCTGCAAGTACTCGGTTTAACAATTTTGCTGATTTGGGCATGGTTCTTATTCTCCAAAAATTTCCAAATAGTTCTTTTACTGTATTCGCATGTAGACCAGATAGATACATTGTTTTCTCGCTGGTGATTTCTTCTCCGGGCTCTTTTACTGGCCAGCCACGAAGTGCACCTTCAACATATTTTATGTTATTTGGGGTGAGTATATTTTCAATCTCTGTTCCATCGGTATCTGTATACATGGTATTGAAGTCAACATAGATTCCTTTGAAACTCATTGATGCAATAACACGAGCAAATTCAAATGCGTCAAAGTTGCTGGCAATCGAGAATATAAAATCGCTTTTTCCCAAAAGGTTTTCAAGTGAAACGACATCTTCTATGCCAAATTTTTTTGCACGGATTACTGTTTTTTCAGAACGACCCTCTGATGCCCATATTGTTTTGTGGCCATTTACAGAACAGGAATAAGCAAGGGTAGAACCCATAGCCCCCGGAGAGTAGATGCCTACAACAGCCACTACTGAGCAGCTGGAGCCTTTACTCCGTCGTAGCTTCCCTTGATGTCGTGATTCCTGTCGTTGTAATCAAACATCGTTACACCTGAATACTTGACACCACTTACCACTGGTTTGGCAGCATGAGCATAAATGAATGTTGACGGGAACATCACGATGTCTCCAGCCTCTGGTTTGAATGTCAAATCTAGGTAAGGGAACCAGAGCTCACCGCCTTCATAGTCGTCATTGAAGTAGACGACAGAAGAAACTGTGCAAGTATAAGAAAACCCGTGGTCAGTGTGGACCTGGAAGTGCTGATTCGCTCCGTATCGAACGAAGTTAATTGCCTCCATATACTCCATATTTATGTTGTAGCGGCTTTGATAATCAGTCATGCATGCACGTATTGCATTTGCAGTATCGTTATAAATGTTCTTGAGTTCTGCAAACTGTGGGTAATGGTGGAGATGGTCCATGTGGACCTGTCCAATTTTGCAGTCAACACAGTCTCGATACTCTGGCATCTTTTGTGAATAACCGACAAGAGCCTCGCACCACATAAATGGCATCGTTGTGCTGTCTCCGATAGTCGACTCAAGCCTATTTATTATGTTCAGTTCTTTTGGCAGTGCATTCTTGTACACAAGAACACCAAGGCGTGGGTCACTAAGTATTTCTGTTTTCATGCCAACAGTCTATACAGTGGTAAAGAATCCTTGCGACATATAGCGGGTTCCAGACGTAATAGGGTTTACCCCATGAGCCATGTCTTCATGCCAAGTGTGAGACCAAATAAGAAGAGAATTAGCTTTTGGCTTGATGGACACCCCAAGAATGGGCATGTATATATCTCCGCCTTCATATTCGTCATTAACATAATAGACGCATGAAAAGTCTGTTACAGCCCCAACTTTGTCCAGAAATACACCGTCGCAATGCAATCCCATGTTGTCGCCCTCTTTGGCCATTGATAGCCATGGACCACTTTCAAAATAAGTCTTATTTCCATAAGTCTTTTTTATTGTGTCTCTAACATTTATCAACATCCATAGCAATATTTTATTAACCTGCTCGTCCGCGGGTATATGCATTGAAATCTTGTAATTATCACCGTTTGTCATGTATCCGCCAGAATTGATTTCTTCTTGCGTTGGCAGGAATGAGGTTTGAAAAGCTATCTCTGGATTGCGCGAATGAGTTTTCTTTTTCCACCCAATTTCAGGGTTATGGCCAACAAACTCAAATTTATCTTCATTATTCTCACAGTATTCTTTGACTACTTTCCATTCGTCATTTGGAAGGTAATCAACGAACAAGCCAAGTCGTGGCGTATCTAAGAAAAGTGGTTCTTTACCCATATTACTCCACAGTAAAAAATGCTGGAGAGGTGTATCGCTCTCCACTTGTAACCAACTTTACCCCGTGAAGGTAATTGATGTCTCCGGGGTGAATTACTGCAAGTCCTGGCTCTGGTTTTACAACAATGTCGTGTTCTGGATAGTACAGTTCTCCGCCTTCAAAATCATCGTTCCAGTAGAACAAGGAATTTATATCGTAGGTTGGAAAAGGATTTGGAGAACCATCGTTCATCTGTTTATCAGCATGAGGACGTTGCTCAATACCTTCAAACCATCGAACAATGCAAGGTGGGCGCTTCTGGAGTTTGCAATTGAAAATTTCTCCAGCAACCAAAGCCATCTTGTCTAAATAAAAATCAATCAGGTCATAAACCTCTTTATTGATTCTTTGCAAAATATCCCATGTGCACTGCCTGTTATTCCAGTATGCAGCACTGTAGGTGCAGACACCGTTTTCATCAAAGATGTCTTCATCCGAGCCATTTGACCATTCATTTATGGTTCGTGCAAATGAAGCGATAGTGGCTACATCTTTTTCATCAATAAAGTTCTTGATGACATGGATATTTTCTGGACCTGTTCCAAAAAATCCCGGCTGTATCTTCCACGGCGAATCCATGCAATAAGACTATCTTGTTTTGATGTTTATGCCTGACTCAGGTATTCGTCAATATCTCTGCTAATTAGGTCAAGAGAAAGGTCAACGCCTTGTCCTTTGGCGCTTGGTTCAACCCATGGCTCACCGTTTTCTTTTTTGCCTGTAAACGGTTTCCAGTCTTTTTTGCCATCATCTAAAAGCTTTTCGTTTAGCCAAGGATAAATTTCGCCATCAACATCTCGCTC